AACTCGTGCTAGAGCAGAATATTTATTTTATGTTGCAGAATTAGAAGGCTTACTATAATCGATGGCGTTTATATTTATATAGGATAGTCAGTTGAATGTCCCAGAAATATTATTTATAGCATAGAGGATAAAAGATGAAGTTAAATGAAGCGATAACAAATCCAAATAAAGTAGGAAAAAAGATAGAAGGTAAGACTATTGAGTCCGCTTGGCAAGCCGCATCAGGCTTTATTGTAAGATTTGAAGATACATCAAGAGTAGTATTTAGTGCAACACACGGAAATATGAGTGTTGAATATACTAATTGATTAGAACTTGGAGTATAAAATTGACTAAAACATTATTATGTGACGGTATAGCTCACTTAAACGATTTAGAAATTTCAAAATTTATTGATACAGTAAGAAAATTATCAAATAAAGATAATTCAATGGAACTATCAGTAAAATTTGATGGATCAGCTAATCTTGGTTTTGGTATAGACGAAGATGGTAAGTTATATTTTGATCGTGCAGTTAAAGGACAATCTGAAAAGAAATATGGTCCAAATGACTGGGCTGCAAAGCCTATGTATAATCCTATTAGAACGGCAGTTGCGGCACTTCTTAAAAATAAACATGTTTTAGAAAAGAATATGATGCCAGGTGAATGGACAGATTGTGAAATTATGTTTGAAGCCATTCCAAATGCAATTGAATATGGTGAAAATTATATTGTAATTCATGATGCTAAGTTTAATAGTTTAGTCCAGAAGTTAAAACCAACTACTGTAAAAATAGACATTTATTTATATGATCATAATAGTAAAAAGATCGTTAAAAAAGTTGAAAACATAACTTATAAATTTAGTGGTAAAGAAGTATTAAATACTAAGAAATATAAAATTAGTATCAATGCAGATATAGATAAATTAGAAAAATTCATGAATTCAAAAAATAAGAAGTTCAGAGATAATTCTAATTTTGAAATTCTTATTATGAGAGCAGCTGGTAAAAATAAAAATTCTATTAAAGCAGAAAAAGAAAAATTGAAAGCACAGATTTCTAAAATGAAATTGGCAATCAAGGATAAATTGATAGAACAAATTCTTAATCGTATAGCCGCTGGTTCAATGGCAAAACCACCTGAGTTCGATGATAAAGGTAATAATGTAGGAGGAACATTTCCTGAAGGCATAGTTATTAAAGATCTTAAAACAGGTGATCTCTCAAAAATAGTTTCAGTATTTCCAGAAATTAATAAATTTCTTTGGTTCTATAGAGAAACAGCAAGTAAAGGAACCGGTCCTGCTGGCAAATTTGTTCCGGGAATAATGGCAAAATTTAAAGATGAAATTTCATTAAAAGCATTTGGTATTAAAGCTCTTAGATCTGTAGCAGTAACAAGTAATATAAAAAAGAAATATCCTAATAAACCAGCTAACTTAAAATTACTTACATTTTTGAAAAATAGTGGCTATGATTTTAAAAAGGTTGGGCAAACTAAGACAAAATATCTTGGTGCAATTAAAAAAGCAAAGAAGGAACTCAATAAATTAAGAAAAGAATTTGAAAATAAAGGGCAAAAAGATGTTCTTAAAGTTAGACATGGTAAATTCAAAAGAGATATAACATATAATGACATTGCAATAAGAAAAACATTTGAAACATTTTTAGATATTGAACATGAATTGGATCAATATGCAAGAGAGATTCAAAGTATTAATGAACATACTAGAGAAGGAACAGCAGTTCAAATACTAAGGGTATATTTAGGACAGAAAAATTTGAATAAGCTTGCCGAGAATTTTCTTGATATTAAAACGCATATGATTATGGAAGCAATTAAAGGAAGTTCGGTTGGAGTTATAATAGGAAGATTTCAGCCCCCGCAAAATGCTCATATAAAACTTATTAATAATGCAATTAAATCTAATAATAGGGTTTATGTATTTATTACTGGTCAAAAATACGATAAGGATAAAAATCCATTTCCGTTTAAGTTGAGGAAGAAAATTATAGAAAAAGCAGTAGGAAATAATAAATTATTTATTGCGCCGGCTAAAACTGGATTTTTACCTGAATTAATAGAAGATACCGCAGATCTTAATAGTATATCTAATCTTAATATTTATGCTGGAACAGATAGAGTTGCATCTTATGGTTCTCAGATGAAAAATTACTGGGATCATAGCGCTGTAAGTTGGAAAATAAAAGAAATGATAAGACCAGCAAATGCTGTTAGTGCAACTAAGGTTAGAGCAGCAATTAAAAATAATGATAAGAAACTATTTCAGAAATTGGTGCCAAGAAATGTTTGGAACGAATGGCCAAACCTTGTCAAGCACTTAAAAGAATATAGAATAAAAAAGTTTGTTAAAACTTTATTTGAACAGAAAACAAAAAAGTCTGCATAACAGAGAAAGCAACCTGATATTTATATTGAAAACATAAAATTAGGTTGGAGGTAATATGAATAATAAGATATTTGACCCACAAGTCAAGGTAATAGCCAATGTAGATAGAGTTCTAGAACTTTTAGATACAGGCAATACCCCTCCAGTTTTAGTAGAATTTGACACCTCCAATGCATGTAATCATTCATGTTATTTTTGTATTAGTGGTTATATACACCTACCAGAATCTAAAGGTTTACCTACTTTTAATAGAAGTATGTTATCAGAAAAATTGATGCTAAGTACATGTCAAGATTTTATTAATATGGGTGTGAGAGCGGTTAACTGGACAGGTGGGGGCGAACCTACTGCAAATCCAGCACTTAGTAAATGTGTAAAATTACTTGGGCAAAATGATGTTAAGATGGGAATGTTTACAAATGGAACTTTGATACATAGATTTCCAGAATTGTTAGATGCTCTTGTAGAAAATATGACATGGATAAGATTTTCTGTTGATGCTGGAACAGAAAAAACATATAACGATATAAGAAGAACTACTGCTGGTAAAGATGATTGGAATATGATGCTATCTAATCTTAATAAAATTATAGATGCAAAAGATAATTATGAAGAATCAGTTTCAAAAGATCCATTTGATTTTCAAAGAAAATTAGGACCAGATATTGGTGTTGGTATGGTTATAACACCTGATAATTATTGGGAAATAATAAATTTTGCTGAAACATTCTTAGAATATGATATATCATATTGCCAATTCAAACCTGAGATCGTTAATAGAGAACGAGAAGGTGGTATCCAAAGGGATATAGATTTTTGGTATGAACATGTAGAACCACGCATAAAAGTAGCAAAAGATATTCTTGGTGATAAATTTCAAATGAATGGATATAAATTATCAGATTTACAGCATGATCCATCAATTTTAGGTAGAACATATAAGAAGTGTTTAGGAAGCCAGATTCAACCATGTGTTGGGGCCGATGGAGAAGTATATGTTTGTTGTAACCATAGAGGTTATAAAGAATATTCATACGGTAATTTAAATGAAAAATCATTTAAAGATATATGGAATGATATAGAAAAAAGGCAAGCTATCATGTATCAAATAAATGATGTAGATAAATTCAATAATTGTACACAGCTATGTAAACCACATGAGTCGAGTAAACAAGTGTGGAAATTATATGAAGAATATGAAAATGTTAAAAGTAGCGAAGTAGATTTAAAAGAATGGAAAAATAATTTGTTAGATATAGAAAGATCTAATGCAAGAACAAATGTAGATCATTGGGAATTCATTTAAAAAGAATTCAGTTTTAGTTTAAAATTAGGCCTACTTTGTTTATACTATATGGGAATTAAATAAAGGAGGCCTGAATTGTATGTAGTAGAAAGACTTCACGAAGCATTCATGATCAATGAAGAAATTAGTTCCAAGACCACAAACAAACTATTTAAATATATTTCAGATAGAGGTGATAAAGATATAAATATAACTATAGATTCAGATGGAGGAGATATAGAATCAGCGTTATGTATGTATGATATATTAAGATCTTTACCTGAAAAACAATCAATTTTTACAATAGTATTGGGGAAGTGTTATTCGGCTACAAATATAATATTTTGTGCATCACAAGAAAATAGAATGGCATTTGAAAATTCTTCATTTATGATTCATAATATAATGACATCGTTCGAATTAGAAGACGTAGGTAAAATATATTCAGCAGTAAAACATACATTAAGTATTCAGGAAAGGATGTATGATATAATAGGGTCTTGTATGACAGTTAATCCAAGAACTTTTGTAAAGAATAATGATGAATGGTATATGGATGGTAAATCAGCATCTAAATATAAATATGCAAAAGTTATTTGTCAAGGGTTAGAAGATGTCAAAGAAGATAACAAAGAAATAATTATGGCTCAGTATCCCATCCCCCGCCCGCGTAATGTAAATTAATAGGAGAATACCGGTGATACTATTGAAAATCAAAAAATGCCAATTGGCAAATGTTAGAAATAGACATCGTAAAGCAAATATAGTTTTTTTGAAGAAAAGGTGGTTCACCATTGATTCAAATAACTATGATTTATTTATTAGATTGTCAGCAGATATCGATGTAGAATATGCAACTTTTGAACCAGCTCAGGCTACTAACTACGATCACAAACTTGCCGGGAAATTCAATCATACAACAACAACAGCAAACCATGAAAATGTAGTAGATTCTTTGATAGTAACATAGGAGAGGCTAGATGGAATTTTTATCAGTAGCAGTATTTTTACTTTATATAGGGATGATTTCAATTGCTAAAGGATTTGGTGATGCAGCATATAACCATAAGAAATACAATCCAGGTGAATATAATGATACTTGGCATAAGGTAACAAGGTGGTTGTATTATTATCCATCACATATTATGCCTTGGTTAACAGCAATTTTAGTTTGGTTATTCCCACCAACAATGATTTGGACATTTTTGCCATTAGGATTAACACCAGTTATATCTTTTATAGGAATGAGAAGAGGGGTTGATTTCGCAGGGAAAGACGAAATTTGGTATGGTGAAGAATTTAACTGGACTTCAGGTTTCAAAGCACTTATACAGAAAGCAAAGTCAATATATTAGGAGAGCATATAATGGGAATGGGCCAAACACCATACCAGATATAAGTAGTATTATTTCATTAAGTATTACTCAGATAATGAGTTTTTGTTTACAATAGATTTCAGATTGTATATATTATATAAGATTTGCAGAGAGGTTATTTTATGAATGGTGAATATGTTTTCATTGGGATAATACAAATAATATAGGCTTTTTTGTTATAGATTCTAATGAATTATAAATTGTAATTGGAGAAATTCGATGTTATGTAAGGATTATCTAAAATTAAAAAAGTTTTCGGGAATAAATTGGGAAAGATCAGAAGATTTTCAACCTGGTGCTAATTGGGATACAGCAGACTGGTTTACTGCAATAATGGGTGAATTAGGTGAAGCTGCAAATTTCGCTAAGAAGATGCGTCGTTTAACAGACGAAGATGGTTTTGTTGAAAGAGAAAATTATGTTGAATATGATAAATTAAAAGGGGAATTGGAAAATGAATTAGCTGATACTTTTTGTTATCTTGATTTATTAGCAACACATCTAGATATTAATTTAGAAAAATCAGTAATTAATAAATGGAATGAAGTTTCACGATGTAAAGATTATCCTATGATTCTGGAGAATTAAATGGTAAACTATATGTTTGAACATCTGATTAAACAATTGAGAGAAATATCCGGTCGCAATGATAAAATGGCCCTTTTAGATAAGGTAAAGGATAATAAAGATATTGTCGAAGCATTCAGAATGTGTTACGATCCTTTTACGGTATTTTATATTTCCAAGGTAAATATAACAACATCTGGTAATAAGAATTTCAAAGATAGTTTTCGAAAATTCAAGACAATTGCTAAACATCTTTGTTCACGTTCAATTACTGGTGATATTGCTAAAGATACAGTGAGAATATTTCTTGAAGAATTGGATGTTGAAACACAGAAAATTTATATCAATATCTTGAACGGAGATATGAAGTGTGGTGTAAATACATCTACTGTTAATAAAGTATTCGGAGATGTTATTAAGAAGTTCAAGGTTCAGTTGGCAGCAAAGTATGATCCAGAGAAAACTTATCATGAGGTCCTTTGGTATGCAACACCTAAACTTGATGGCATAAGAGGATTTTTCCAAGATGGTATTTTATTAGCAAGGAGTGGAAAACCAATTATTGGATTCCCTGAAATTGTAGAGGAACTTACTAATATATGCGAAGATAATGATTTATCGTTTATTGATGGTGAGTTATATTCGCATGATATTCAATTCCAAAAAATTCAGGGATTCGTAATGCGCTCTAAAAATATTAAACCTGAAGAGAAGAAGAAAATTAAATTTAATATATTTGCAATTGGTAGTAAAAAAGGTGAATGGAGAAATACAGAAAAGATGTATGATAGACTTGCATATCTAGATTGGGAGGATTATACATATGTAACACCTTTAGAATATAAAAAGGTTCCAAATATTAAAGAAAATATTAATGCACTTTGTACAGAATATATAAAACAAGGTTATGAAGGCGCGATGCTTCGATCCGGACAGACAGCATATAAATGGAAGAGAACAGATGATTTACTAAAAGTAAAATTATTCCTTGAGGAAGACTTCAATGTTGTCGGGTTTAATGAAGGTACTGGAAAACATGTTGGAAGACTTGGTGCTGTACGAGTTGAAGGAATAATTGATGGAAAGAGAATTGCTTGTAAAGTTGGGTCTGGATATTCAGATGAAGAAAGAATAGATTTGTGGGGTAAGGAAGCCGAATATGTGGGTAAGAAGATTGAAGTCAAATATCAAGGAATTACCGATAGGGAAGTGGATGGCAATTGGAGCCTTAGATTCCCTGTATTTAATAAGTTCAAATTAGATAGGTAATATAATGATTAAGAAATTTTTGATATATTTAGGATTATTATGTGATCATGAATATGTAAAAGAGAAAAATAAAAAATTTGGTAAATATCATGCTGTAGCACCAAATAAAAAATCTTTTATTAAACCAGAACATTATCCTTATATTGAAAAATTTATATGTAGTAAATGTAATACGTGGTATTTAAAACGGGGACCTTATACTGGTCCCGATATGTCATGGACAGGAGAATTATGATACAAAACAGAAGTTGTGTGGTTAAGAAGAGAATTGAATAGTTTAAATATAGATATATAATGTATTATAATATTTTGAACGGTTAAACAAACAGTCAAAACATGGTTAAACAAAGGAGAACCAAAGAATGGCACTAAATATGGAAGCATTGAAGTCCGCATTAGATAGGCAAGAAAATCCACAATCAGGTGGGGGTGGAGGAAGAAATCCACTTAGATTCTCATTAAATCCTGGCGAGGATGAAGCAAACGCAGTCGTAAGGATTGTTCCTTATGTTCAAATTCCTGAGAATCCTTTTTTGGAATTATATTTCCATTATGGATTACCTGGACAGAATTCAATTCTATGCCCAAGACGAATGGAAGATTTTCCAGGGTTTGTATCAGAGTTTTATGATTGTCCACTTTGTGAATTTGGATTTGAGATTTTAGCTAAGTATCGTGAAAGTGGTGGTGCCACAAATGAATCTGCTAAAACAAGATATAAGCCATATCTTGATGCATTACTACCAAAACTAAGAACACATATTCCTGTAGTAGTTGTATCGGAAAATGGTGTTGATCAAGATCCTGATCAGGCCAAAGTTCAATTTTGGGGTGTTGGTAATGGGGTTTATACAGATATTCTCAAAGCAGCAGTTCATCTTGATGCAAATGGTGTAGATATTACAGATGTAAAGAAGGGTGTATTTTGGGATATTAAGACAACTTCTAAGAAGAAAACAGGAACAAACTTTCCGAAGACAGAAGTTGAAGTTCATAAGGAGGGTCTCGGCCCACAGATTGCACCACTCTTTTCAACAGCAGAAGGAAATCCTGATAATAACAGAATTTCTGCGGTTCTTGATGCACAAGAAACAATTTTCGATCTTTATACAGGAACTCCAAAGAATAAGTTGAATGAATATCTTGAGAAGTTCTGTGCCTCAAATGATACAGAAGAAAGAGAACAGGATACTGGAACAGAAAAGTATGGTAAGAAGGATGATGAACCAATTGATACAACTGAACTTACTGACGATTTTAGCAAATTGTTAGAGAAAGATGATGAGTAGTAAATGACAAAACGTAGGAAGGTTATTGATGAGGAATTTGAAGGTATGAGTTCCTCATCAACTCAACCAAATGATTTTAATGATTTGTTAATTCAATCTCTTAAGGATGATTTAGCAGGATCTGCTTTTACAATTGGTTTGGATGATATAGGCGCAGATGTAACCGAATGGCTTTCTACGGGAAGCACTCGTTTAGATAAATGTATATTTAATAATAAAGATATAGAGGGAGGAATTCCAGTCGGAAGATTGACAGAAATTCATGGTGATCCTTCAACTGGAAAATCTTTATTATCTTATATGATCCTCGCGGACTGCGTAAGAAAAGGTGGAACCGCAGTATTAATAGATACTGAAACATCTGTTAATGAAGATTTCATGAGAATGTTAGGATTGGAACCTAAGAAGAATTTACTATATGTTCCAGTTAATACTGTTGAGGAAGTCTTTGCAACAATTGAAAGTATATTAACAACCATTCAAGATGCCAAGAAGAAAAATAAGATGGTATGTATTGTATGGGATTCTGTTGCGGCAACATCTTCAAGAAAAGAGATGGAAGAAGAAGTTGGAGATATGCAGTATGCTTTAGTCCCAAGATTATTGGGTCAAGGATTGAGAAAAGTAATAAGGCATATTGGAGATAACAGAGTAGCATTAGTATTTCTTAATCAAATGAGAGCAAAAATTGGAATGATATTTGGTGATCCTATGGGAACACCTGGAGGCAATGCTATCCCATTCTTTGCATCAGTAAGAGTAAGATTATATTCTGGTTCTAAGATTAAAGCAAAAGATGGAACAATTATCGGAGTTAGTAATAAGGCAAAAGTAATTAAAACAAGATTTGGGCCACAATTTAGAGATACTACAATAGATATATTCTTTAATCGGGGCTTAGTAGAAGAATATACTTGGATCAAATACCTCACATCAAAGAAATTAGTGAAAATTATTACTAAACAACAATCAGAAATAGAGATAGATGGTGAAACTCATAAATTTAAAAATAAGGATTTTGTAGATTTTATTACAGCACCTGAACAAAAGGAACTACATTCTAAAGTGAAGAAGATGATTATGGAAGATATGTATGTAGAACCTGATCCAAGAAAATTAGATGAAGAAGAATTTGAATATGAAGATTTCGACAGTGATGAACAAAGTATTTAATTAAAAGCTTTTTGTTTATATTTAATATAGTAAGTTTCTTTTTACTATAAAATTAACCGAGTTAGAACGATGAACCAACAGTTATCAAATGCATTTAAAAACCAGCTTGTACAGGATATTGGGTTTACAAAATCTTATAATCCTGTACAAGCTGGTAATGTTACAATCCAGATAACAATTATGTTAGGGAGGCTTTCTAACAACTAAAAATACTAAAAATGTAGTATTTTAAGTCTAGGCCTGCCAACAGTTTATGTTTGGCAGGCCTAATTTGTTACAGACCAACAGTTTAGGATAGCTACTTTTTATGCAGTTTTGGATTACGTTTAGCATACAATTTATTATATTATATAGGTTAGGAAAGATACAACAAACATGATGGCTACTTAGAGGAATGTTATGCGCAATAGATTTTTGAAAAATATCGATTCAGTTGTCCTTAGAGATGGGATCACAGCTGGGTTGAAGGTTATTGATGAATATGAGAATGATAAAAATGATAGAACTGACGAAATAAAATATATCAAAAATATTATTAAGTTAGCTTCTGATGAACTTGAAATTCGAGTAAAAAAATGGAAAGAAATGGTTAAACAAGGAATATAAAATTGTACATTAAATTAGACATAGAATTTGATGATTGGGTAGATAAAGTATATGATATTGTACACAGTGGTAATGATACAGGTATTACAACAGAACATATCGTTGCCGAATTATATGATTCATCTGAACTTCGTATAGCATTTGAAAACGGTGAAGATGCTTATAAAGTGGCAGACCGTTGTTATTCGGCATTGTTCAGTTCAAACTTTGGAATAGGTGGTGGTGAATATGTCTAGAGAAGATCAGGCTGATAATTATCTCGAAGAAGTATTCGAACGATTGGTTAAATATACTGACGAGGGAAAAGCAGAGATACTGATCGAGGTATACGGTGTCGAAACCATTCTTTGTAATGGAAGAAACGGCTGGACCCCGGAGGCCTGCGCTCAGAGCATCGCGAACTACGATGACATGTGGCCGGAAGAGGCAAAAGCAATTGAAATACAGATAAAGTTGGATCAAGAGCGTAGAGATCAGTTGAAGTCCGAAATGAATGTAGGATCCATTTAAGGAGCAGAAAAATGTCACGCACAGTAAGAAGTGAGTTCAGGAATCTTGCACATAAGAATGCCCAAATGGGCAGCGCAGGCCCACACACTTCAAAGAAGTATCGTAGGGAAAATCGTGAAGCAGTTCGCGATGCACTTGCCGAGGAAGAGATTATTGAAGCCACACATATTGAATAATGAAGGGGTCGCTCTCGCGGATAACATAGCGACCAAAAGCCGACACGATATTTCGTGTAGGAATGATAGGACTTAGGGACCTATCTATTACGGTGATACTGGTAGGATGGCACCTGGGAATACGCCGTAACAGTATCAGCGACCCCTCAATCCGGTTTAGCTCAGCTGGCAGAGCTATAAAAAAGGTTTTATACAGTTACATGTTTATATAGAAGTTCCTAGATGGCTCATGGGCAGATCGGAACACTGTTAGTGTTCTGGTTGGGGGTTCGAGTCCCTCTCTAGGAGCCAAAATTTTAATTTAAGAAAGGTTTTATTGCTATGAATTTAGGTAAACAGATTGATCTGTATGATTTACAAGATTATCCAGTCCTTTATCTTTTGGTTAGGACAGATATTGATTCAATGAATCCTGGAAAATTGGCTGCACAATGCGGCCATGCAGTTTCAATGTTTATGCAAAAAGTATTGAATCCTTGTCTAATTGACCTTCAGCCTCAAACCAATTCTGTCAGCTCGACCGCGTCAGGCAAAGTTGATTATAAAATACGGAAAACTTTTAATGAATGGTTTAAGGGAGATCGAGGATTTGGAACAAAAATAACATTAGATATTGATTCAATTGAAAATCTTAATTATATACATGACGAATTAAGTGATGCTGGTTATTTAACCGATTTAGTTCATGATCCTACATATCCTTTAGAGGATGGAGAATTTACACATTTGATTCCGCTTGTAACTTGTGGATATGTGTTTGGTAATAAAATAGAATTGTTAAATCATTTAAATAGTTATCCATTATACAAATGAAGAATTGGAGACATATATGACAATCAGAGCTAAAACAAAACCGAAAGAAATGGTTATTGACTTAACTGGGCCAGATGGTAATGCCTTTAGTTTAATGGGCCAAGCACAAGCTTTTGCTAGACAGTTAGGCTGGGACGCTGAAAAAATTATCAAAGAAATGAAGTCTGGTGATTATGAAAACTTGGTCGAAGTGTTTGACAATTATTTCGGTGATTACGTAGTATTAGAAAGATAGTAAATAAAATTATAGAAAGGTAATTATGTCCAAAACAATTGAACTCACAAAAGATAACTTCCAATCCGAGGTCATCGAAGGGGATATTCCTGTACTTGTGGACTTTTGGGCGACTTGGTGCAGCCCTTGTCGTGCTGTTGCATCGATAATCGATGAATTAGCAATAGAATATGAAGGAAAATTGAAGGTTGGTAAAGTTGATATAGATGTTCAGCAGCAACTTGCTGCAGAATTTGATGTTCGAAGTATCCCAACATTACTCATTTTTAAGGATGGGAAAATGGATGAACAGATTATAGGAGCTGTTCCCAAGAGTAAATTAGTAAACAAACTACAGAATGTCTTGTAACTAAAGGAGTATTATAAGCTGTTGGTCTGCATAGACTTAATCTAAGTTGTTGGCAGGGTTACACTTAGATCAATGCGACAGAGGCGTTCTGGAAGGCAGTATTTTTTTAACTACATTATAACCCGGATAATATATTATTCACTCTCTGACAGTAGTTCTGCTATCCATATATGAAAAATAGGTCCTTTTAGACTACTAATGTCTTTTATACACAATTTATTTTGCAGTTTAGGATTACATCCCTGTTCAGATTGTTTATATTATACATATTACGGATGATACCAAATCATCAAAGGGGATAATATGAAACATTCAAGAAGATGTCCTAAATGTGGAACACACCCATCTAGCCTTAAGTCATATGGCGAATATGGAAGTGCCCTCATTTATACATGTCGTAATAAACATACTTGGGAAAAATCATCTAAGTGGAGATTAGAAAATGAAATATCGTAATATAATGCCAATGTTGCTTGCTGCAGGAATGGCTACAACTTCATGTTCCACAATGCAGAGGATAAATGTTATTCCTACTTATAAGGAAATTGAGATTGGGGCTGAGACTTCAAAAGAAATTGAATCTAAAATAAAAATATATCGTGATACCTTGGTGGTAAATTACATAAAGGATTTGGGTAAGGAAATTGCATCCCATTCACCCAGACAAAATGTGAGATATCAATTCAAGGTTGTTGATACACCTACAATTAATGCTTTTGCAGTTCCCGGAGGATGGCTTTATGTCAACTTAGGATTGATTGCTTTAACTGAATCAGAATCAGAACTAGCTGGTGTAATTGGCCATGAAATTGCTCATGTTGCTAAAAAGCATGGGGCCCGTCAAATGACAACATTTTATGGTCTTTCATTTATGTTTGAACTTGTACAGAATTTGCAAATTAAGGCAAGAAGTATAGTGTCTTGGTTCCTAAATGTAGGAGGAACAATGACTCTCCTAAAATATTCTAGGGATATGGAAACTGAAGCCGACAAGGTTGGTGTAAATATGGTTCATAAAACTGGAATTGATCCGAATGGTATGATTGGATTCTTTGAAAAGATGAAAGCAAAACAAGCAAAGAATCCAGGCTGGGCTGAAAATTTGTTGTCAACTCACCCAACTACAACTTCGCGGATCTCCAGTGTGAACGAAGAAGTAAAGAAGTTTAAAGCAATAAAAATTAAACACAATACACCTAGATATGATAAGGTTAGAAAACATGTCAGGAAGTATTTGGAATTTGATAAAGCTCCGGCCAAATCGAAGAAAAAAGGAAAAATTATCACTGCTATAAATCCTACTGTAAGAATTAAGTAAAGAAAATTATTATGCCTGTTTATTATGATGACAACTTCGGACATTGGGATGATATGGATGATCCTGAAATGCAGAGGTTTTATAAACAGGTTCAAGATGAATCAGTAGAAAAGAGATGTAGAGGTTGTGATAACTTAGTAAGGATCCGTCCTGATTATGCATATTGTAATTCATGTGCAGATAAAATCGAAAGAGGATGGGACATATAAGAAGTATTACAATGATCCGTTGGCATATCGGTTGTGCACCAGACTTTTAATCTGGAGAGCTGGGTTCAATTCCCGGGCGGATCACCAAAATATTATACCTATTCAGGTTCATCATGTGGATGGAAACAAAAATAATAATGCAAGAGAAAATTTTCAGATATTATGCCCCAATTGTCATTCGATGACAGAAACATATATGAAATTTGGAAGACATTGGAAAGGCGTTGGTTCATAACTTAGTGGCAAAGTACCTGGCTTTTAACCAGGTAACCGGGGTTCGATTCCCCGTGAACCTACCAATAATGCCCGCGTGGGGGAATTGGTCTACCCATCGAACTTAAAATTCGACGGCCCATCACAGCCTTGCTGGTTCGAGTCCAGTCGTGGGCACCAAGTATGACCCCGTCGTTCAGCGGTTAGGACACCGGGTTTTCATCCCGGCAACGGGGGTTCGATTCCCCTCGGGGTCACCAATTATAATGCTACGATCCCTTAGTGGTTGATAGGACCAGCCTTGTAAGCTGGTAGGTTAATTACCTCACGTCAGTTCGAATCTGACTCGTAGCTCCACATTAAATTAATTTAGGCTTTATGTTTACGTTTGTGAGTATATTGTTTATATTTATATTGTCAGCAATAATAGAAATTAACCTTTATATAACGCATAAATATTCAGAATAGGAGATTCTATGTCAAATGCAACACAGGTTTCAGTAAGTGCAATAGGCGTAAGAAAACATATTAACTTAGAGACATGTATCCCCGCCCCCAGAGATCCGATGACTCTTGTTCGTGTAATATTATGTGATGAAGATGGAGTTGATACAGAAAAAATTATTGTAGATCTTGATCAATTGGAAAGGGCAGTTAAATCAATTAGATTGAATAGTTTTTAACTGAGAGATTTAATATTTTCTTGGTTAATCTAAAATTTATGAGGTTACAAATGACAAAAGGTAGATTATATTTAGATGCAGCACAGAATATCGAATTAGAAAATGAAACATCTTATGTCAGAGAAATGGAAATGACATTAGATATGGGTGAAACACCTAGACAAAATGGAGTTGTAATGCAATTCTTTCAGGATTTTTCGGTCTATGGTGTTGATGAAGCCATTGTATATGCAGAAGGATATGAAAAGCAAGGGATGTTCAAGAAAGGAACCATTGCAAAGGTTAAAGATATCAGAAAGAAGTTGCCATCGGTATGAATAAGATGAGGGTTCTTAAAAATAGATATGGTTGTACAGGAAATTTCGTAGCATAATATTTTGGAGGGATAATTTAACGGATAAAATCTCGGTCTTCTAAACCGATAATCGGGGTTCGATTCCCCGTCCCTCTACCACATCTACTGGAGATAATATGAATTGTCGTGCTAAATTACAAAATAGAAAATCAAAATCTTTAAAATTTTCAGAACTACAACTTGAAGGTAGCCCTTTTAATAAAGAAGATATTACAAAAGCATATAAAATATTTAAGAAAGAAAATCCTGAATATAAAGTAGTATCTGTATTGAATACTATGGCTTCTTAATATAGGAATTCAATTCTCTCAAGAACTGCCACTTTACGAGGTAAATAATGAGCAAAGATAATTACATTTCAGCAGCAGTACCTGGAACAAATAATGTTACAATTTGGAAACTAGTTCCTTCTAAAAGAAAACCAAGAGTAAAGAAAGCGACTCCTGTTGCTTCTATTCCTAAAGATAAAAAATATATTTAGTTAGTAATGTTATTAGTTTATATTTTAAGGGTAAAAAATGAAACATAATTATTATACAATGACACAAGATGGTGATTATTGGAATGTATACGGTTGGTCCGTATATGAATCAAGTTCCGTACTTGCCGGTCAACCCTGTAAAATGTTTTTAGAATCTTGTGAAACACCTGAAGAAGTAAAAAAGAAATATCCAGGTGTGACATACTCCGATAGTAGGGTTGAACCTAAAGCATCTGTCGGCCCTGCACCTCCAAATTATTATGCTAGTGATGGTGGATTTTATGATGCTGGCGAATATTGGGATGAAGATGACTATTAAAGAAAGGATCCTAGATGGAGGATAAGGGACTTCAAAAACTTTTAAAAGAATTAAAATCCGAAGGATTAATTGTATTTTATTGGGGTGCAGAAGGAAAACATGATAGTCCTGAGGACGGTGTAGATTATGTTGGTATAGATGAACAACATACAGAATTAGCAAAAGAATGGTCAGAATATCTTGCAAAGATATTATGGGAAGAGTCATATGATAATAATGGAAATTTTATAAGTGATAAAGAAAAATCTTTACATAATTCACCTACGAAATCTGCACTATCAATATTGCATTGGAAATAAGTGATGCAATTTTTATTTTTAGCTTTTTAGGCCAGATGTGAATGCCGGTATCCACGCTACTCTTATAAGGTAGAAATAGCAGGTTCAAATCCTGCCTGGCCCACCAATAAGGTTATATAATTAATGAATTGAAGTTTATAGAAAATATATACATAAATAAGGAAGGTGTCCGGATGGCCCGAGGAAATGCACTTGAAATGCATTACGGCTTAATAGGTCGCTAGGGTTCGAATCCCTAACCTTCCTGCTCAGAATAATGCAAGCCTTCACGTGGCTCTGAGTGATAACTGATTTATTCAGGCTAATTGCATTGAGGTTCAATTAAAAAATATTAGAATAAGTTAGTTTAATAGTCGGCTTATTTTTATTAGAAACATATGTATTCTAATAAATTTATTTTTGGGAAAGCAAATATGTCACATGATTTAGAAAAAAATATAAAAAGTGGTGGAATTGGATTCTTTGGTCTTTTAACAGTTTTGTTTATAGGTTTAAAATTAACAAACTATATAAACTGGGCGTGGTATTGGGTATTGGGTCCTTTATGGATTCCAACAGCATTAACTCTTAGTGTTGCCGGAACATTATTTGCAATCGCCGGAATATTGTATGCCTTTGAAGATATTGCTTGTCATATCTGGGAACATATAAAGAAAAAGAAATAATGATCGGTATTTTAATAAAGGTTATTAAATGACAGAAGAAGCAACTCGTCCAGAACTTATGCGTGAAGCACTAGGATTTGATGATATTGGTTTAATTGCAGCAGACCAATCAAATATAGCTTCACGAAAACAAGTATATACATACACAAAACTTTCTAAAAATATAACTATAGAGTATCCTATTATATCATCGCCAATGGATACAATATCAGATGTTGATACTTGTATAGCGTTGAATAATATTGGTGCTGCAGGTATTCTTCATAGGTTTATGTCAATTGAAGAACAAGTAGAAAAAGCGGAAAAGATAAATAAAGAAAGTGGAGCAGTCTATGTAGCAATAGGATTAGGTGATTATGAAGAACGTATTAATACATTATTAAAATCATCAGCTGATCCAGATTTATTATTTTTGGATACTGCAAATGGTGCTTCAATTCAAGTAACAGAATTTATGAGATGGTGGAATAATAAGAAGAAATCATTCGCATCGGATTATATATCTCCTGATATGATAATTGGAAATACAATGTCAAAGGCATCTGTTTCAAGAGCTTTTAATTTAGGCGCGGATGGAGTTAGGCACGGAATCGGTATCGGAAGTATGTGTATTACATCAATGCAAACAGGAATTCATTGTCCAGCCGTCACATCATTATATTATGGATGGAAAGCAAAACGCAATTACGAACTGCAACAGGTAGATTCGTTATCCAACAACCCAATGCCATCCTTACTTTGTGACGGAGGAATAAGAAAACCTGCAGATTTGGTTAAAGCAATTATTTCAGGTGCTGATGCAGTAATATGTGGTAATATATTTGCAGGATGCAATGAAACACCAGGTAAAGTTATAATAAAAAAGCCGATTGCAGGTAATCCTGATTCTGGTCCAATTGATAAGTATAAGAAATTCAGAGGTATGGCTTCAGCAGGTGTTGTAGAAGATTACGGTTTAGGTGATGGAACTACAGAAAACAGATTTATTGAAGGTGAAGAAACCCTCGTGCGATGCAACGGAAAATCCGTTGTTGATGTCGTACACGAGTTGAATAATGGTCTTAGAAGTGCAATGTCTTATCTAGATTATGAAAAATTAAAAGATATGAAAGGTACTTTGTGGACCGGTGGTGTTAAGGCAATTAGATTAACAAATTCATCGTATATTGAAGGAACACCACATGGAAAGTAGAGGTATATATGTCTAAAATTCTTTTTACATGTATGGCGCAAAAGAATCATGAATCTACAGAAATGGAAGTTATAGCAAATAATTGTACATGGGATGCAATGAAAGCTTTAGAATCATACTATAAAAATACTTTATGGTTAAATTTCAAGTATAAGAAAGAAGAAACTTAAGAATACGTTTATAGATAGAAATTAGGAGAAGAATGGAGTCATACAGTATATATTCCTCTTTTTTCTATCGTAATTTAATATAGTTTTTATATAGTTATTATATAATTCGAAATGACTAGAGATAGATCGTTCGAGTTACACTGTTCTTGTAGGAATGGGACGACGAGGAATTTAAGGTCTATAGGCATTAACACCTATAGGCCTTTTTTTGTTTAAAAAAGAGGCTCTTTTTGTTTACATAGAGGCGCCAATTGTTTATATTCTAACGACTAAGTAATTATATGGTATATTATATGGCTGGAGGAAAAAGATGACTATATGCTTCTCTGGGACGCGGTTTTATGACCCAATTAGACCTTCAAATGTGATAAAAATTACAGATATGGTAGTAGATACTTGATAAGTATCCTCAATCATTAGTCTTCGGAATACGATAAAATATGCACAGAGGATTGAATGTCCTGTAACAATAACAGAATTGGAGACCATATGGCAGAAATTGTAGAAGTAGATGGTAAAAAGATTGAACGTAGGAAGATTCTCCATATTGACATGTTAAATTTATTCATCAGAAATTTTGCAGTTCAACATGCAACAAATGAACAAGGAGTTGATGTCGGTGGTATTTTTGGATGTCTTCAAAGCTTTAATAAATTCCTTAGAATTCATAAGCCAGATGTAGTTCATGTAGCATGGGAAGGTAAAGGTTCATCTAAGCGTAGAAGAGAAATGCTTGAACAATATAAATCAAGTAGAAAATTTAGTGGATTTAATAAGAAGAAATATAAGGATGATGAAAAAGGTGAGAAGGAATCTTTAATAAGGCAGCTTAATAGGTTAAGAGATTATATTGCAATTTTACCGTTTTATCAAACATCTGTAGATTTCTTGGAAGCAGATGATACTATTGCATATTGTGTAGAACATATCTTTGATGGGCCTGAATGGGAAAATGTTATTATAACTACAGATAGAGATTATTTCCAATTAGTATCAGAAACAACTACAATTCATCGACCAGTAAAAACTAAGAAGTATAAGGATGGTGAAATTGTTACACCTGAATTTGTAATGGATTTTTATGGTATACATCCGGATAATTTACCTATCCTTAAAGCAATCATGGGTGATGCTTCTGATGAGATTGATGGAATAAAAGGTGTTGGGGCAAAAACAGCAATAAAAGATTTTGAAATGCTTGAATCCTTGAAAGATGGAGCTGATATTTATACCATTGATGACATACTTGAGATAGCACAGCATAGGTTCGAAGTTGAAAAGAAGAAGAAATATGCCAAATATTTAGATCATAGAGACCTACTCAAACGTAACTATGAGCTTATGCAACTTCTCATTCCAAACATGTCACTGCAAGCAAGAAGCGTAATTCATAAAACTTTTAAAGATATACCAAAGTTTAAACCCACACAATTCAGATTAATGATTATTGGAGATTCTATTAGTCCCCCAAAGATGTTCACCTGGGCCGAAATGTATATGGATATGAAACCAAAACCTATTATATTAGAAGAAAAAATATAATAAAATATTATATAAGTTTGTGTTTAAGTATGGCGTATTGAAGATTAATAATAAATGGAAATATCATAAATACATACTTTAATTGAGGATAATTAATGTCACAAGAAACATTTCGTAAATTTGGTCATAAATTCGAAGATCGTCTAATTCAGGCCGTTCTTTCAGATGTAGACTTTTTCCAAAAGATATATCCGTTAAGCAAAAAGGAATTTTTTAGTGAAAATCATGGCATAATATGGAATTTAATAACAGACTTTTTTGAAAAATATAAGACGGTTCCTACATATGAAAATCTTGGAGTTACGTTATCTAAATTAAATAATGAAGATATAATAGATTCTTGCAAACTTATAATCTTACACATGCAGAAAGATTTTAAAGTAAAAGAAGTAGAACAAGCTAAAGAAGAAGGTTTTGAATTTCTGGAAGAAAAAGAGATGGAATCAGCAATTTTAGAATGTGCTGTTCATCTTAAAGAAGGTAAGAAAGATATGATCAAGCCAAGAATCGAAAAGGCTATGAAACATATCTATATTTCAGATACCGGCCATGATTATTTTGAAGGATTATCCGATAGAACATCAGAAACAATAAGAAAATCTATCCCTACAGGACTTAAGTTATTAGACGATATTGATTATCTTGATGGGGGACTAGCAGGTGGTGAGATAGGCGTTATGATGGCACCAACTGGTGGTGGTAAATCCTATTGGTTAATGCAAATGGGTTATGGTGCACTGAAGGCAGGATATAATGTAGTCCATTATACATTCGAGCTTTCAGAAATTAATATTGGTAAGAGATATGATGCTAAAATTTCTGGTTTCCCAATCAAGGATATTAGAAATAATGAAAAAGATGTACAAAAGATACTTTCAGAATTTAAAGGTGGCAGATTAATCATCAAAGAATTTCCAACACGAACAGCAAATATTCATAAAATAAAATTTCATATTGATAGATTACAAGCATCGGGTATTCAAGTTGATTTAGTTGTCCTTGATTATGCTGATCTTATGCTGTCAACAAGATCGTATGAACAAAAAACTTGGGAATTAGAAGCAATTTATGAGGAACTTAGAAGTTTCTCAATGGAAACAAAAATCCCAATTTGGACAGCATCACAAACAAATAGAGCAGGATTGGATGAGGATATTATTGGGTTAGATAAGATAGCTGATGCATATTCAAAAGCACAAGTTGCAGATTTTATTGGAACATTCAGTAGAAACAAATATGAGAAGGAAACAAACGGTGGTAAATTCTATATTGCAAAAAATAGAATGGGATTTGATGGCAAGGTTTGGACAACTTATTTTGATCCTGCAAGATCAGTGATTCAGTTAAGTGAACCTGATCAGATTGGGGGAGATTTTATTGTTAATGTAGATAAAGAATTTAAAGATGGAGTTGGAGAATTATGGAGCAAATTCAAAGATAATAAAGGTGTGAATTAATGTCAAGAGACAATTATACAATATCAGTAATATTTTCAAGTGCTGATGAAAGTTTACCTCTTCAGATGCCTAGTACTATAAGGAATGATACTTCATTTGAAAAAGAAAAGCGTAAAGTAAGAACTGTGTTTGGGGAATATTTGAAAAGAAAAAAGCTTAATGAGCACTTAAGAGTTGAACTTTGGTTACATAGAGCTAATGGCATTAGTGAATTACAATATCATCATGGAACTGAAGAAATGTTTAGGGATTAGTTATGATTTTAAGATAAATAATGAGGGAAAATAAATGGCAGTAGATAAGTTGTTAGAATGGTATAATGGTGATAAAATGGCTTCGGATATTCTTAAGGAAAAATATCTTATGAAAGATGAAGAGCTTCCTAATGATATGTGGCGAAGATTAGCAAGTTCAATTGCCAAAGTAGAAAGTGACCCTGACAATAGTAATAGTGATAATGGTGTAGAAGTATATGATATGTGGAATTCAAAATTCTACGAACTTTTAAAAGATTGGAAATTCATACCAGGGGGTAGAATTAATTATGCTGTAGGTAGAGATGAAAAAGTTAGTTGTACAAATTGTTATGTAGTTCCTATCAGAGATACTATAGATTATGAAAGTAATAATGAAATAATTGAAGCTGATTCTATTGAAGGTATATATAACTGGCTTAAAGAATCTGCATTAACATACCGTTCAACAGGTGGTGTTGGTGTAGATATATCTGTTTTAAGGCCAAAAGGAACAAAAGTAAAAAATTCAGGGGGTGAATCTCCTGGTGCTACATCGTTCATGGATTTAATGTCGAGGTCAACGCACACTGTCCATCAAAAACTAAGACGCGGTGCATTGATGATTACAATTAATGTTCATCACCCTGACATATTGAATTTTATAAACATAAAGAAAATCCTTGGTCAAATTAACTATGCAGAAGGTGAAGGAGATGGTTATAATGACCTTTATAAATTGGTAGAATATGCAAATATATCTGTCCTTATAACAGATGAGTTTTTGGAAGCATTAGAAAAAGAAGAAAAATATGAACAAAGATTTCCTGTCGATGTAGAAAAGCCGCAGATCAAGAAAAAAGTTTCTGCAAAAAAGATTTGGAATGCTATTGTTGAAAATGCTCATGCTCATGCTGAGCCAGGTATTCTTTTTATTGATAATCATCGTAGGAATGATAGTTTAGGTTATATTAACCCTACTATTACAACAAACCCATGCCTTGTAGATAATACTAAATTAAAAACATCAGAAGGTTTAATTGAAATAAAAGAACTTGCATTAATGTATTTTAATAATGTTAAAATGCCTAAAATACTTACATTTAATGTAGATACTAAACAATTAGAATGGGAAGAAATTATTCAGGCCGGTAAAACTGGTGAAGATAAAAATATTATAGAAATAGAAACAGATGATGGATGTATACTAAGACTCACACCAAATCACAAGATATATACAGAAAATAGAGGGTATATAGAAGCAGCTAAACTCACAGAAGAAGATATACTTATAAGTATAGAATGATTCTAATCCCTGTTTAACTTATATTTATTTATAAAAGGGGGCAGGGATTATGAATAGAGAATTAAATGAAGAATTAAAAAAAGAATTAGAAGAAAAATATAATGATGGATATGGATTTAAAGCTTTAGCTAAAGAGTATAATTCATCATATACAAGAATGAGAACAGTTTTTAAAAAACTTGATATTAAACATAGAAAAGGCCGAAAAGTAGTTACTAATAGATTAAGAAAATTAAGATCAGAAAAAGCTAAAAAAGAATATGAAACAAAATCTGGTTGGTGGAGTGATAATATTGTTAGAAAAATACATAATGCAACAATTGGATATCAAGGATACTATTATAATAGAATAAGAAAAAAATATGTTTGGTTAAGAAGTTCTATAGAATATTCTTATGCTAAGTGGCTTGATAGAAATAAGATAGATTGGGATGTAGAATACAAAACATACGAAGTAAATGGAAAGTTATATAAACCAGATTTTTTTATTTTTGAAAATGGAAATCTTGTAAAAATAGTAGAAACAAAAGGTTATGATAGAAGTCGAGATTGGAAAACCACAGAATTAAATAAGATTTTGAGTATACCAGTGGTTTTAATAGATAATATCAAATCTTATACCCAGCATTCACAGGAGACCGAAGAGTGGAAAAAAGTAAGATTAAACGAACAAGAATTAAAGCAATTAAAGTAATTGAAAATGCTGATGTATACAATTTAACTACTGAAAAGAACCATAATTATTTTGCAGAAAATGTTTTAGTTAAAAATTGTGGTGAACAATTTCTTGGGGCTTATTCAAATTGTCTTTTAGGGCATATGAATTTAAGTAAATATGTTACAAATTTAAATAGTGATAATAAACCATTTTTTGAATTTACTAGCTTTAAAGAAGATATAAAAACAGCAGTTCGTTTCATGGATAATGTGATAGATTATAATGATGGTAAGCATGCATTGCTACAACAAAATGAAACAGCAATGAATGAGCGTAGAATCGGTTTAGGTTTTACAGGCCTTGCTGATATGTTTGTAAAATTAGGAGTAAAGTATGATAGTGATAAAGCAATAGAATTAATTGATTTAGTAATGAAAGAATTCAGGGATGCTGCATATGAAGCATCAGTGGAATTGGCAGAAGAAAAAGGTGCATTTCCTTGGTTTGAAAAAGATGAATGGTTAAAATCGGAATTTACTAAAAATTGGTATGATGAAGTTTTAGCAGGTGATTCCGAGTTAAATGAAGAAGGTTTAAAACCTAGTGAACTATATGAAAAATTTAAAAACACTGGAATTAGAAATTCATTCCTTCTTACAGTAGCACCAGTTGGAAGTGGATCCATTATCGCTCAAGTATCAAGTGGTCTTGAACCAATCTTTGCAACTTCCTATACACGAAGAGTTAGACAACCTGATGGCCAAAAATTCTACGAATATAAAACATATCCTAAAATCATATCAGAACTTTTTGGAGATGATACATCACTTCCAAATTATGTAGTTACTTCGCATGATATTGATCCCTTTTATAGAGTGAAGCTTCAAGGTGTTATTCAAAGATATATTGATAATTCAATTAGTAGTACGATTAACTTACCATCAGACACGCCGATTGATGTTGTTGCAAAAATTTATATTGATGCCTGGAAAGAAGGCCTTAAATCAACTACTATTTATCGAGATGGTTGTAGAGAAGGCGTACTTATTACAGATAAAAAATCTAAAACAGCGGAAAAAGAAGATGAAGCTAAAAAAACTAGGCCTATCACTTTGGGAAGTAAAACGTACAAAATCCCAGACGGCCCAGACAGAAAATTATACATCACAATTAGTGGGTTTGAAAATGATCCTTATAGACCGTTTGAAGTTTTCATACAAGCTTATGGACCCGATGATGCAGAAGTAAAGGCAATTGCAATTTTAGTTTCAGCATTACTCAGAAAATGCGAAGATATAGATTTTCTTATAGATCATTTAGGAAAGATTGATTCGCCAAAGCAAGGTGCAATGTGGCATGATAAAGAAGCTAAGAAGAAATACTACATTAACTCTGTCCCTAGAGCAATAGGGATTGCATTGAAAAAGTTTATAAGTAATGGGCAAGATGTTATAAAGGAAAAAGATGAAGCATCACTTAATGGTGCACAATACTGTCCGAAGTGTCATGCAATAGCATTGATAAAAGAAGAAGGCTGTGAAAAGTGCCTGAATTGTGGGGCCGCAAAATGTTTCTAAAGGAGGGTGTGGAAATTGGCGAAGCAGAAAACTAGATTTGATGTAAAGCCAGCAAAACCAAAAAAGACAGGACCAGGTATGGGATTTGAAGCAACAGTTGCAAATTTGGCAAGAAAATATAAGAACTTAGATGAGATATTTCGAAGAATGACTTATGGCCAATTAAGAAATCATTTTGAGAGAGATGGCTGTATAATTCACTATGAACGAGGACTTATATATAATAAGAATACTGGGGAAATAAATGACTAAAGAAGAAGTTGGTAAATCATTACCAAAGTTTTTTGGTTGTAAAAACAATACAGAAATGTGGAAAAAACTTTGTAGCATTGCAGAAGAATATGATGGAACAGATTTAAACTATTATTATTGGATGAATAATTATGTTCCTGAAGATACACCAATGTTTAGACAATGGGTCAATGTTAAAGATACAATTCCTACTTATGATTTTTCTGTATATAGTATGCCTCAATATAAAGTAGATACATTTTACTGTTATAAAGAAATTACAAGACAATCAGTTGGAACAATTTCTAAATGGCTTTCTGAAAAGAAGGATATAAAATCTATTTTAGATTTTGCAGGTGGAACCGGTTTATCAACTCTCCAGTTAGCATTGAACTTCCCGGATATTGAAGTATATTATTATGATACTGGAAAGCAGAAAAAATTTTTAGAATATATATTAGATTCTTATACACAATTCGTACCAAATAATTTTATCATACTTGACGATCTAGATGATAGAACATTCAACCTTATCACCGTATTTGAAGTAATAGAACATTGGCAACGTCCATATGACTTTGTGAGAGATGATTTATTACCGCACATATCAGAAAAAGGATATATGGCAGAAACAAAGACATTTGGCATTATGTCTATAGGACACTTCCATGAATATCTTTTTGAAAATGATACTGTAAGTAAATATGGTAGATCATGTACAGCATATTTCAATAAAAAAATTAAAGAACATTTTGAACCAGAGTTTATAGGGTGGAATAATAGGCCTATAATTTATAAAAGGAAAGTATCATGAGAAAATATAAAAATTTCGCGCAAGCTTATATAACAAGCATCGACGATATATTGGCAGATGGTACTGATATAGAAACTGTAAATGATAAATCCTCGATAACTTTTGGTAAAGGCTCTAAAGAAATTATAGGTTATACCTTTGAAGTATCAGATATAAAAACTAGACTCATTACCATTCCAGAAAGAAAAGTAAATTTAATAAATTCTATAGGGTTTTTTCTTTGGATTCTTAGAGGTAGCAATAATCTTAAAGAAATAAGTTACTATAATCCAATTGCAAACAAATTATCAGATGATGGAATTTCTCATAGAGGTGCTTACGGTTTCAGATTAGGATTGTTTAATGAACAAGAACCTCATACTATAACTAGAAATCAAGTCGAAGATGCAATTCAGAGGTTAAATATAGATAATAATTCTAGAAGAACTTTTTTGAGTATATATGATCCAAGTGAAGATTCTAAACCAGAACCTACAAAAGATTATCCATGTACGATTGGTTATCATTTACTTATTCGTAATGGATGTCTTGATATGATATGTATGATGAGATCACAATCAGTTGTAATGGTAATGCCTTATGATATTTTTAATAATACAATGTTACAGGAATATATAGCAACAAGATTGAATATTCCTGTAGGAAAATATATACATTTTGCAAGTAGTTATCATATTTTAGATTCTGAACTAGAATTTGCTAGCACAATAACAAATGCATCTGGAATCCCGCAGAATATACAAACACAACCAATGCCTTCTATGCTTGTAGAAGGTCTAAAAGTTAAAGAAGCATGGGAATGGGTTATTCATAAAGAAATGATGATAAGAGAAGCTGCAATGGAAGATAAATATACTGCTATAAGTGAAGAAACAAAACATAAATATGGAAAGTATATGGCTGATATTATAACACTTTTTCAATTACATGCAATAAAAAAAGTGCAGCCTGATAATGATAATTGTAGAGATTTATTAATAGAAAATCTACACACTGTTTACAAGAGAAATTTATAGATAGATGGTAATTGATTGGAGAATAATATGGCTAAAGAACTGATGATTGGGAATTTATGGACAAAGAAATATCTTAATGCTGCACATAATCTGAATTTGGCAAATTTAGGAAATCCAAAGTCAGCAAAAATTACAGAAATGTATGGGTCACTTCCTAGTTACCATAACCCAATAGGGTCCGCACGTCCAGATTCTAGATTACCAAAGGTAGAACCAGAATATTTTGAAGATTATGTTCAAGCAGCAAACAAATTAGGAATAGATATTAATTATACATTAAATATATCATGTATAGGTGAATTAAATGAATTAAATAATAGAAAACCAGAAATTGAAGCATTTTTAAAAAATCTTGAAGATGTCGGTGTTAAAAGAGTTACTGTAGCGCATCCTATTATTGGCAAACTTGTATGCGAATATACAAAAATACCTATTGAGGTTTCTACTATTATGCATGTAGAAACAGTTGGTCAACTGGAACAATATAAGAAAATGATGCCAAACATCGATAAAATATGTATGAACGTTTATAAGAACAGAGACTTCAGATTTCTTAGAAGATTTAAAAGAAAAGCTGATGAATTTGGTATTATTGTGGAATTAATGGCCAATGAATTTTGTTCTATAGGAGGAATTCCTTGTTACGGATTATATAGAACTTCATGTTATATGGTACATTCTCATGGCGGTAATGATGATCTTGCTTTCGATGGGTTCCCTATTAAAGGTCCTTGTGGCTGTATTACTTCTCGTATACAGTCACCAAGTTCTTACCTTAAGGCTCGTTTTATATTGCCTCAATGGTATGATATTTACAAACAAGAAACAGGAATAGAACATTTTAAAATTACAGGTAGAACTCATACATTTGAACAAATAATTCCAGTTGTTCATGCATATGCAAGTGGTTATTATGGTAATGATCTAATGAAATTGTGGTTGTTAGATAAAGATCATGCAGACCTTAAAATTGATTCAAAGGAACTGAATAATTTTATAGATCATTGGGTCGAAAATTCAAGAAAAGGAAAAGACTTTCCATGTGATGAATTATGTGGAGATGGGTGTAAATTTTGTGATGATGAGTTTATAAAGATATGTCCAGATACACCTTTACATAGACCAGAACTCATTCATCAGTATGAAGGAATTGGGATTGAATAAAAAATTGGTTATATTCGAAGGTGCAAGCAAAACTTTTAAGACATCTATTATAAAGGAAATAAATGAATCTAGTGAATTGAATGCTTTCTTCTTTAAACTCAAGAAGCGAGTGAGATGGGGCCAAACATATTTTAATATGAATATTAACTCCCCAGATTTGTCAACGTTTCTTGAAGGAATGAATGTTGGATCACTTGAAGCTTTATTATATACTGATTATGATTACATTCTAATTGACCGTATGCATATTTCTCAATACGTATACGATAAATTATATAGGAGAATGAATTATACATTGCAAAGTTTCAAGCTCTTTGAAGATCATTTAATTAATATTTATGGGCTCTCAAATATCAGGATGATATACTTGAGAGATAATGTTAGCGGGATAAAAAGTAGATTAGAAAAAGAAGATATAAATGAAAGTGAACAATTACAGGATGTATTAGATAGATTCGAAGAAGCTTTCACATTCACTAGATTTGCTTATAAAAGAATAGAAGCAAGCAGTTTTGATGAATTAGAATTTTATGTGCAGCAAGTAAAGGAATTTATAAATGAGTAAGATTCTTTATGTCCCACAATTAACAGCAATTGATAAGATAACAAAACAATATAATATTCATGCAGATTCCAATGTAGTTATATTGGAATGTATTGCCGAATGTATGAAAAATACAGGAGTTGAATTTGATTTAATGGTTCCAACTGGAACACAAACAGAATTTTCTAAAAAACTTATAAAGTATCATAATTGGAATATAATTCTTGAAAGACCAATAAATTCTTTGGTAAGATCTGCATTTACATTAAGATACGATTTTGATATGTCTTATTGGTTTGATATACTAAATAATAAGTATGATGTTATTATAATTCATACGCCTACATTAGTCAATAATATAAATGCATTGGTAAAACATATGATGCTTTCAGGTTACCTAGAAAAGAAACCAAAGATTGTAGCATATTTGCATTTTACTGATGTTCCAACCCAAAATAAAGTTCCAAAAGAATTTTCATATTTTTATAGGCAAATAGAAGGATTGGCAAATGCAGATTTTCCAGTAACACAAAGCCATGCAAACAAACAGGTTATAGTTGCAAATGCAAAGAAATATATGCCAGAATTGGAAACACCAATACCTGAAGTTTGGAATTCGACGTATTCTCAAAAAGAAATCGATAAATATAAGAATAATAATAATAGATATGATGATAAAATCATTATAAATTTTCCTAATAGATTATCAAGTACAAATTATTGTAATCATGAAAAATTTTTTGAAGTAATGAGAAAAATTAATAAGACAAGAGATGACATAATTTGTTATATAACAAATCCATCAAAATACATTCCAGATATACAACTGGAAAGTTTAGTTGGATGTCCAGTTGAAACTCCTGCAGATTTAGATTCAAGGGAAGAATATATAAGTAGGTTACATAAGTCGGATATCGTAGTAGCATTATTTAATAAAGAAGCACATGGTGGAGTAAGTTCTAAAGAAGCTATGGCAGCAGGGTGTCTCCCTATATTTCCAAAATGCTATGAATATAAAGAAATAATGCCAAAAACATATCCTGGTTTTTGTAATAAAACATTAATCGATCTTCAACATGCAATAGAATGGGGAATTCAAGTATGTAAAAATGAAATAGGTAAAGAATGGGCTGAAGATTCAAAACTTAATATATTTGAAAGAGATTCAGTAGAGTTTAATGGCTCTGAAATTAGAGAACAAATAGAAAGATTATGTGATGAAAATATTGGAGAGTCTAAAACAGATTAATGAAGAGAAAGAAAAGTGTACTAAATGCTCTTTGCATGAGAATTCAAAAATAAGATGCCATGGTTATTTTTATCCGTCTAAACAGTCAGTAAATACAAAAATAGTATTCATAGCAAGAAATCCAGGAAATTTTAAAGATCAAGAAATTGCATCAGAAGATGTAGCCCCTTTTGGTCTCCAAAAAGATCCAAATATCCTCAAATATTCCGAAGTATATTTTAGAAAACTTATAACAGAATTACATTTCACAGAATTTCATATAACTAATATCGTAAAATGTGACTCAAAAAATAATGTTCCAACAAAAGAACAGCAATATCAATGTATGCATTTTTTAGCAAAAGAATTGAATATAATAAAACCTGAACAAATATACTGTCTGGGAAGGGAAGCAGCAAATCTTTTTGGTTTAAATTTTGGCCAATTTGTTTATAATACAATGTGGAATAAGAAAGTATTTGTAGGTGCAGTATATCATCCTGCATATATTTATCGAAATCCAGGTATGTATGAAAAATGGAAAAAACAAGTAAATGAATTTCAAACACATTCATTTTTTAAGGATAGTTAATGAATAAAGAAGTCACAACTTTTACTCATCTACATTGTCATACTTCATTTAGTATGATTGATGGTATAGGTAAGCCTCCTGATAATGCTAAACGTGCGGCTGATATAGGTCAGCAAGCATTAGCTATAACAGATCATGGTACTTTGGCTGGTTCATATGAGTTTCAGAAAGCATGTCTTGTAAATGGTGTAAAACCAATTATTGGTAATGAAATGTATCTTTGTAACGATATGAATGAAGCACCTTTATCTAATGCTGAAAAAGCAATCATGACAAAGGACCAAATCAAAGAAGTTCAATCAAAACGTGCTAGAAGTTCACATCTACTTGTATTAGCAATGAACGATAAAGGTATGGAAAATTTATATACTTTGAATTATCAGGCCAATAAGTTTGGATTTTATTACAGACCTAGAATTGATTTAGACATGTTAGAAAAACATAGTGAAGGTCTAGTTGTAACATCAACTTGTATTGCATCAAAAATGGGTAGATCATTCTTTGATGGTGATTATAAAGCTATGCAAAATTATTTTGAAAGAATGACATCAATGTTTGGTGAAAGGTTCTTTCTTGAAATTCAGCCAAATGAGTTACAGATGCAAATTGATTATAATGAATATATCATTAATAATTTTGCAAAAAAATATGATGTAGGAACTGTGATTACATGCGATGCTCATTATCCTATTAAAGAAGGAAATGATGCAAGAACATTTCTATTAAGTTTGACAACTGATATGGAAGAATCTGAATGTAAGAATATGTTTATTATGCCTGAGGAAAATGTAAGGGAACTTTGGAAAATTCATGGGCATCAAGATGTTATGGGAACAAAATGGCTTGATGAAGGTATTGAAACAACTAAAAAGGTTGCAACAATGTGTAATGGTCTTATTGATACTGAATCATTGAAGGAACCTACATTTGTTACACCTGAAGGTTATAAAAATAATAGGGAATTCATTAATAAAGCTCTTATAAACGGTATTCAAAAGAAAATTAAGCTTGGGCAGGTAACAACAGAAAATGCCAAGGATTATATGCTTAGAGCTAAAAATGAAATCGAGGTTATTGACGATAAAGGATATGTAGATTATTTCCTTATTACAAAAGATTTTACCGATTGGGCTTATGAACATGATATATTGATGTCGCCAGGGAGGGGCAGCGCGGCTGGGAGTGTTGTATGTTGGTTGTTGGATATTACACAGTTGGATCCAATTAAATATGATTTGTTCTTCGAGAGGTTCATGAATCCGGAACGAATTAAGGTGCCAGATATTGATAATGACTTTGAAGCTGGGCGTCGCAGAGAAGTTAGAGATTATGTAGCAGGTAAATGGGGGTTTGATAATATTGCACCAGTTGGGTCAATTATGAGGTATACATGTAATAATTTGTTTAGAGAATATTGTAAGAATTTAGGAATGGATTTTTTTGAAGTAAACAAAATAGCTAAAACAATTAATTCAACTGGATCAGAATTCAAATCATTAAAAGCATTTGCCGATGTTGCTAAAGATAACGAAAAATTAGCAGCGTATCTTGCACAATTTGAACAGGATGACAAAAATAAATTGATAGAAACTATATCAGCAATTGAAGGAAATCCAAAAACATACTCTGTTTCAGGAGGCGGAACTATTATATCATCGGATGTATTATACAAAAGTATGCCACTTAGAAGAGCTAAATTGAATAAAGAGGATGAGGAAATTGCAAAGAATACTAATGAAGAAGTAATTAAGATGGTTACAGAATGGCAAGTAGAGGAACTTGGTAAGATTGGGTTCCTTAAAATTGATATGCTTGGAATTAAAACTTTGGATGTTGTTAAGAGAGTGGCGGAACAAGTAGGTATATCAATTGATGACCTATATTCTATGCCTATGATGAGAGAGGATATTGATCCTGAAGATACAGAGTATATGAAGTATTATGATAAGGCATATGAAATGTTGTCACAAGGAAAGACAGAAGGTATATTCCAATTTGAAGGTGATAATATTACAAGGTTATTGAAGGATATTTGTCCAAGAAATGTCGAAGACCTTGCAGTAACATCAGCATTATATAGACCTGGTGTTATAAAAGCTGGTCTTACACAGAAATATGCAAAGAGAAGATTGGGTAAAGAGGAATCAACAAATGATGTTCATCCATTCTTTGATGAAATCCTTGCACCAACAGAAAACATTATGGTATACCAGGAACAATTCATTCGAATGTTTAATAAGATGGGAATGGGCCTTGGTCCTGCTGATCTTCTTCGTAGAGCATGTGAACATTTTGATTACGAACAGATTGATGACCTATTGGATAACCATCTCTTTAATAATGATGACCTTAAGTTACCGGTAAAAGATGTGAAGAAAATAACAAAGTATATGATTGACAATGCAGGTTATTTATTCAATAAACCTCATTCAGTATCATATGGAATGTTATCGTATTGGGGTGCATATATGAAGGCACGCTATCCCGCCTTATTTTGTGAAGTATTACTTAACTATAATCAAGGGATCCAAGAAAAGATTGCAAGTTATATTAATATGGCAAGAGAATTATTGCCTGATGCTAAGGTAAGTATTGGTTCAATCAATAATTTCTCTGAAAATTTTAAAGTAAATGAAACAGATATTCTGATTGGTATTGTAAATGTAAAAGGAATCGGTCATAAAGTTGTTTCGAAAATCAATGAACATAAGCCTGAAAAAGGTTGGGAAACATTTCTAGAATTCTATAAAGATAACATGGATCATAGAATGGCATCGAATAAAAATATTAGTATTATGGCTATCTTGGGAATGTTTGATAATATGCCATTTAGTGATAAGGTGGATAATATAGGTAGAAAACCACTATCACAAATAGTAATATTATTTGATAAATTTACAAGACTTAAAGTAGTAGAAAGAAGAGAAATATTTAAGAAATGTGGTTTTGAAGATAAAAAGATGAAGCCAATTATGTTAATGGAGTCGGATAAATTTAAGAAATTCTTTTCAGAAGTTGGTGTATATTTCAATGATGATTTTAATGAAAAGGAAACGATTAAATTAGAATTAGAATATCTAGGGTTTAGATATTCAGGAAGTGAAAGAACAGCTGAATTAGAAGAAGCATTGCGGGGTATAGGAATACCTCATATATCTGAATGGGATGCAATATCACATGAGGATTCTACATATGTTTGGGGAACTATACAAAATGTGGATCATCGTACAACAAAGAATGGAAAACCATTTGCTATACTTAAATTTAATGGGAATATATCCGTTAAGATATGGGAAAATAAACTTAGATATTTTATTGATGATCTATTTGCCGGAGCATTAATATTACTTAAATTAAAAGAAGATAGTTTTGGATTATCTGTAGCATGGGACAGAATGTCATTACTTACAGAAAAAGATATAATGGAGAAAATGAATGAATGATCCAGGTAGAGCACGAGGAAGCCGACGGAGTTTTAAAGATAAGATAAGTAAATTTGCTCCTCGCGGATCCGGCCGTCTTAAAAATACAGTGGAAGGTGAAGATAGGAAAACTATTAAACCAAGCGAAACTGCAATAAGGGAAGATACAACATCAATAGAGTTCAGAAGAATATATGATGAAGATAGTGGCAAAGACAAATTCGACCAAATGTATAATACTCAATTGGAATCCCAATTATATTTATCAAGATATGTCGATCATGCATGTTATCCAGGGAATGATTTGGTTGGTAAGCAACAATTGTTTAAAGATGTTCTATTATTGCTTATAAAGGAATGCACAGAAGTACTTGATGAAATAAACTTTAAACATCATATGAAAAGAAAAATAGTAGATAAAGAAGCATTAAAGGAAGAATTGATCGATGTTTTAAAATATTGGATGAACCTTTGTTTATTATATGATATAAAATCAGAAGAAATAATTGATATTTTTATGAAAAAAACAAAGAAAGTAATTGAGAAGTTTGACAATGAGATGGGGATCAATAATGTTAGTCAAAACACCACTGATTCAGAATAAAAAAGATAGGAAAAAGCCAGGATTAATAACTACTAGACTTACCTATAATAACATAATTGATATGAATTATCGGTTATGGTTCTTATCAAATGAAGCAGGGAATGCTTTGTTTTATATCATGTTAGATGGCAATGAACCAGGATGCACCATTGCATTTACTGAAGAAAATATAGGGTTAAGATATATAAACAGTGAATTTGTTAAAATGGGATTATTGAAATCATTTGGACCAAAAGTTGTATTAACAAATATGTCATTGTTTTATATTCAAAAAATTCTCAATCCAGCTAATGCAACATTTCTTAATGTTGTAGCAGTTAATCCTAATAATAAAGATAATTTTTTTGTTCCATTACAATTATCATATTTCAAAGGTATGTATGAAAATTGTTGTAATGATGAAGCAACAATTGTAGACAGTCATAAACAATCTTCTGTATTTCTTACGTATAATACAGAAAATTCGATATATGAAGTAGTAAATAGGTCTAATCATGATTCAGATTCGTTTGGTTTATTTGGAATGGGCCAGGATGATGGTGATGACGACGATATTAATAGTTTTTAGTTGATATTTATAATTAAGGAAAATAATCATGGCTAGTTATTCACATGAACAATGCTGGGTCTCCCAAACTTTTCTATATTCAGCAGAATTTGAATGTGTGTTTAACTAGCTTTTTTTTATTCGGAGGTAAAATGCCACAAGAACAAGAAAAAGAATATATTGATGAGATAGAAAAAATATTATCTATTGAACCGGAAACAATTAAATTAAGAGTTGCTACAATTCAAGAAGAACTTGATAAAGTTGCAACAGGTCTCCGAGCCGAATTAGATAATCAAGTAACTGATAAAATAACAGATTTAGAGATTATGGAATTACCAGTTTTCAAAACTTGGATGTTATGCAAATTAATTATAGAACAGAGTCAAACATCTATTGGCGATGATACATGTAATAGATTATTATATTACATATATGAAGAAAAGAATGGTTCTATACCAGAATTACTTAACCAATATGATCTTGTTACAGTTACTAATCCTGTAACAGGTGAGTTAAGTTTTGAATTAATAGTTATGGAGACTGAAACTTATGAAAAGTCCGGAGAGTGAAGAGGAACAGGCTGCAAGGATAGCGAAAACATTTATGGAAAGCGCTAGGCAAGAAGAATTAAATATTAAAGAACAAATTAGAATCGTTGCAGTAACATTATCAAATGTTGATCAACAAGTTAGAACAGCAATACAATTAGTTAATCAAGCACATGAGAAAATAGAAGATATGGTTGCTCATAAGGTTTATAGAGATAATAGTGATCCTAATATCAATATTAATTCTCACTATAATATATTAGATGCATTTAATGATATAGTCAAAACTTCTAGTTTTTTAAGAATGCAATTAGGAGTACCATTAAGAAGATTTTTGTTATTAGCAGAAGAACAAAAAGTAGAAGAACAAAATAATCCTAATAAACTACCTGAAATTGTTGAAGGTTCTGAAGATGAACAAATAAAACAAGAAGATTTATTGAATGCTTTTCATGAAAGTGAAAAGATAATGGAGAACTCTAAAGAACATTTCAAAGGAATTGCCAATGAATCGGAAGAAAACGATGAAGAAGACAGATATAGTGAAACAGGTGAAAGAGAAATTGAATTCATCTTCAACCCAAACCTCGGCGAAGAAGACTCGGAAGAAGAGGATTTCGAAAAAAGCGAAAATAAAGAAAATTCCGAGGACGAAGAAACCGAAGAAGATTAAATTAAAAATAGAAACTACCAAAGATAGATATGGTACGAAAAGGTTAAAATATGTTGACATTCCAGAAGAATTATTAATAACAAAGGATCATATTAATAAATATTTAGAGTGCGCTGATTATAAAGAAAAGCGATACTTTAAATTAAAAGAATTAAATAAAGAAAAAGGATATGTATCAGTTATAACAGAACAAGGTGCTGCTAAGACACTTAATTTACAATCAGTATGCTTACATAGAAATATTAATGTAAGAAATCAAAATTTGGATCCAAATGAATTGTTGAGAGCTGCAAAAGCTAGAAGAAGAGGAGCTAAAAAGAAATGAATAAAGGGAATTTAATATTACCTAATGATTTAAATACAGCAGGCATTCAACCTGATGAAATCGACCCTGCTGATGCATTAGTAGCTGTTCATAGAAGAATGGTATCGTCAGAACAGGCAGTTATGACATTTCGTCAGCATTTAAATGATGTGATGATTGAAGTAGAAATGATTAAGGAATCACAAGCAAAATTGGAGAATGAGATTGAGTCTCTCAGAACGACAAAGAAAGATATATCATAATGTAAAAGATTCTGAATGGGAAGAAACTAAGGAACGTTATTATGAAAAGGAAAGAGACAATGGCCATCATTTAAAATGGTGGGCTAAAAATATGAAAACACGAGCACCACGTGATATGTCTATTGCACGAAAGAAAATGAGACGTACCGCTCCAGAAAAAGCAATGATAGAGATTCTTGAGGGATTAGGTATAGAATTTGAGGTAGAATTTCCATTAAGATTTTTAGATAGTTATAAGATATATGACTTTAGAGTTGGTAAACTACTTATTGAAGTAGATGGTGATTATATACATGGGAATTTTGATAATGATTCAGTATCATTCAATTATATGCAAATGAAAAATAAGAAGAATGATGGTCAGAAAAATTGGATAGCAAAGAAATCAGGCTATCAGATAATAAGGTTTTGGCAATCAACTATTGAGAGAGATAAACTACTTGTGATCGAAAGGTTAAAAAAGGCAATTAATGGAAATAAAAAATAAGACATTGGTAGAAGTTATATCAGATTATATAGCAATATTAATAACTAAACAAATATCAGAATATGAAAATGCAATTGATTCTATTCTCAATGGTATAGATAATCCTACTACAAAAAGTGATATTGTTACAAGAAAACATTTGATAGTTAGTGTTATGAATTCTATAAAAAATGAGATAAGAGAGGAAATAACTGATGAAACATTCCTACCTTCGATTGCACAATCGATAAGAGATAGGGAAGATTTTGAACATTTGGAAACCCCTAAGGTGCGACAGAAGGAGATTGGGGACGACGTTTCGCTTGTATGATAAACTATATGGAGAAATAAATTGGCTAAACAGAAGGGTAAAGCAAATGACTGGAAGCGAATCAAGCAGTCAAAAAGTAAGTTCGCTACTGCTGGAGGAGAATGGGAGATTACAAGAAAACCTTGGATGATGATTTTCTTGGTAGGATTCAAAATTAAAGCAACTGATTTCGCAAAAGATATTTATGAAGGTGATGATAATGATTATCGTATTGCCCTTGCAGAAATATTTGGATTGAAAGCATTGGATAGAGAATTTGGTAAAATTATGCCTGCTGGATGGGATTTTCTTGGTTCAAATTATACATTCGAACATAATCCTCACCAGTTTACATTAAATAAACAATCAGATTTTCAATTTGCATTAGATGCAATGTTTCCTCCTGAATTTGCAAAGAAGGATGATAAAAAAGGAGCAGTCAAAACAGCTGAAAGGGTTTCGAAAACATTACTGAATTCAAAAATATTGAGGTCAGGAAATGAGTGGGAAATGAAGCCATTAGCAAATGTCAAGTAAGGATTTATGAAAGCAATATATGATCATAATATTGATAAATGGATGGATGACAAAGGCATTACAGAACACGGAACTGCTATGGGACAAGCCATTAAAACTTTAGAAGAAACTGCCGAACTCCTTGATGCTATAAATCATAATAATGATGAAGGCATTATGGATGCTATCGGAGATATATACGTGACCTTGCGTGGTGTTTGCAAAGTGAAAAATATTAAATTTGACAAATGTGTAGAAGCTGCGTATAATGAAATTAAAGATAGGAAAGGTCATTTAACATCCCAAGGAACATTTGTAAAGGAGTAGTAAATGAGTACAGAATTTTTTCCAGTAGTAACAGAGAAAAAAGCAAGAAAAATTATTGATAAATCTTAAAATTGGAGGATAAATGAATAATGTTTTTGTAAAGCTTCATCCACTGGATGATAAGAAGAAGCTAATGACAGATTGGTGTTATTCTGTTAAGAATAATATGTTTATAAAAACAGATTTGAACCTTAGTAGAATTGATGAACGAGGTTATTTCACAATAGAAGATAATAAGATAAAAAAGCTTCGTAGGAATAATTATTATACAAAACTTACAAGAGATGAATTTGCAAGAGATACAAGAAATTTACGTCGTAGAAATAATGAAGCATATAAAGCTGGTGATATATTAGGCCAAGTAATTGGTTTGGTACAACCTCATAGATATATGCATAAGAAGGGTAAGCCAGCTCGTCATAAGTGGATATTTGATGTATTGAATAATACTTTTTTATATATATCTAATGAAGATTATATCGAATTAGGTTTTAATAAATTTGGCAGAGGTTTTATAATTTCATTTAGTAAGAAAAAAGGAAAATATGTAAAATTAGGACAAAATGGGGATGTAAAGCTCCCTAAAACTTTGGATGAAATACAAGCACAAGAATGGCAAGGAACAGTTGCAGATAATTTACTTTTTTGGCAATCTAGATTAAAATATAATAACAAATGTGCAAGGTGCGTTAACATATTATCATGTGGACAACCAAAAAATATTGTGCTTGCAAGTTGCAGGAAGTATAAAAGGAGGCCAAAGGAATGACAAAGGTAGAACAAAAAGTATTGACCGATAATGCAATTGAAGTTATTGATAAATTATTCGAGAAATACGTTTTCAATGACAAAGTATCAAATGAAAATAAAGAGGGATGGAAACTCTTTTTAGAGAAATATGCACAAAGATATTTTATGTGTCCTGCATCAGGAAAGTTAGATCAACATTCTCCATATCCTGGCGGTTTAGCGGTTCATTCATTAAAAGTGTATGAAAGATTAATAGGAATTAGAGATGCTTTAGGTGTTAAGAAACAAATTTCTGTTTATAGTGCATTAATCACTTCATTATTTCATGATGTTGGTAAGATTGGTTCAGAAGATGGGACTACTTATTACATTCCAGAAGAATCAGATTGGCATAGAAATAAATTAGGTAGAATGTTTACTTTTAATAATGAGTTACAAGACGGACTTACAGTTCCATTAAGATCACTTAGATTAATTGAAGGTTGCGGTATTAAATTAACAAATGATGAATTCCATGCAATTCTATATCATGATGGTTTATATGTAGAAAGTAATAGAATTCCATCAGTTATGTTTAGTAAAATCGCACTTACACGTATTTTACAAATGGCAGACAGTTTTACTGCATTGGTAGACGATATTTAACTGAGAGATTATTTGGGCATATATAAAGAAGCTCTAACGAAAAATAAGATTTGGTCTTTTCCCTTATGTTGTTCTTTAGCTTTAAATGTTATACTAACTATTACATTTGCTATAATTGGATTTAATCTGGTAAATTATAACTTCGTATTATCAGATACTAACGCAGCTCTTCGTCTTACAAATATAAACAATGGTATACTTATACAAAGATTGACAGAATATGAAGAAAGGTTTAAAGAATCAGTAAAACATGTAAAAAAAACAATTAAGGTAGCAGTAACAATGTATCATCCTGTAAAAGGTCAAACAGATGATAGACCAAATGAAACAGCTGATGGAACTATTATTAAAGTTGACGAAGCTAGTAATTATCGTTATATTGCTTTATCACGTAATCTTCACAAACGTTATGGGGGTCCTTTTGAATTTGGGGATTTTGTTTATATTTCTGCTATTCGTAAATCGAAGTTGGGGGATGTTATTGCTGACAAATCAGGGTTCTACAAGGTAAAAGATTTAATGAATAAGAGATTTATGAATAGAGTTGACATATTAGAATCAATAGGTGTAAAACCTTATAAATTTGAGTCAGCGAGTTTGTACAAAATAGAAATGAACCAAGTAGAATGAAGTATACCAAAATTAAATATAAAAAGGAACAAATATGATATTGGAGATTGCATTAGGTGTAAGTATAGTTGTCAATGTTATTCTCGGTTTTCTTGCAAAAAGATTGATTGATAGAGTTACAGCATTAGAAGGTGTATTTGAAGGTATTCATGGTGTTCTTGTAGAATTTTCAGCAAGATGTGAAGAAATGTTAAACATGCCGGCATATGCAAATGAACCTGTTGTAACAAATTTACTCACATCAGTAAAAGATTTGTATGATAAACTGCAAGTAGTAAATGAACAATATAGATTCAATGTGCAGCTTAATGATGAGAATGCACCTTTGGAGAAAACGGATGCAAGATGAAAATAGTGAGAAAAAACCAGAAGAGAATTTGAAAGTATCTTTAAAAGATATTGAAATTTTTGATGGTATGACTTATGATGCATTTATGAAAGAAATATTTATTAGATGTACAGAAGATAGAAAACGTGCATTGGACACGTATGATAATATTGCAAAAAGATTTGATGATGACGATGATGTTTTCATGATTGGCGATAAAGCAAATCCTTATTTAGATTTATCAGTAAAATTAAATGATAATCTTATTAAGCTTCTTTCTGCATCGCAAAAAATAGTTGAATCAGCAATTGATGCTAAAGATGATAATCAAGGTCTAGATGGTGATTCTATTCTTGATATGCTTGATAAACATGATATATTACCAGCAGGTATGAAAAATAGGAAATCTGAAGAGGATGAAGAAGATGAAGAGATAATAAAAGAAATTAAAGAAGAAGTAGATGATATGAGTAATAATCGTTTTATTATTGATCTTCCTGAAATTGATGAGTTTGAAGATAAGGATAGATACAAATGAAATTGATTTAGTTTGGAGGATAATGGTATGAGGATTTTAGGGATAGATTTATCTACTAATGCAACTGGTTGGGGATTAATAGAAGACGGCGAATTATTAGATTATGGATTAATAGATACATCTAAAGCAAAAGATTATTATGATAAGTTGGTAGTATTTCAAGAATATATAGAAGAAAATCTTACAGGTTCAGTAAGAAATGTAGATATTATTGGTATCGAAGATATATTAGGTAGGTTTTCAGCTGGTAGAACAAGTGCAAAGACAATTATAACTTTGGCAAGATTTAATGCTTTGGCAAGTGATTGCCTTTACAAATATTATGGGATCAAGCCAGTTCATATAAATGTATTGAAAGCACGTAAATTAACTTTTGGGTCTGCAATTCCTAGAGGTGAAAATAGTAAAGAATATGTAAAAAATTACGTAGTAAATAGGTTTCCTGAAATAGAACTACCAAGAATGAAAAGAATAGATAAAATTGCAAATACAGCCTATGATATATGTGATAGTATAATTATTGCTCTTGCATTATATGAAGAAAAAGAATTGAATGAATACAAGGCTAGATAATTTAACAATTTTAGAAAATATACTAGGGGATCATGACGGTCATGATCGAAACAACAATTATGTATTTACATGTACTAATTGTCAACATCCAAAGCCACACTTAGTAATTGATGTAGTCACAGAAAAATATCATTGTTGGATTTGTGATATTGGTGGCCAAGGATTAAAAAGAATGTTATTTAAGCTTGGTTTTGCTTCCGAAGCCAAACGATTTTTTTCTTCCAATATAACATATGGTTCACCTACCAATCTCAATGATTTAATAACAATGTTGTCACATAGTCCGCAAAAAAAGCCGCTTTTTGATAAGCTTTTTATACCTAAAGAGTATGAAAATTTATATAAGCATAAGAAAGGCTTTGGCTTTGGTGCAGGAGTAAATTATCTTTATGGAAGAGGGATAACACAGGACGATTTGATCAAATACAACATGCATTATAGCCCTACGTCAAGAAGGATATTAATTCCATCATATGATCCATTATATAAGATAAATTATTTTATAACTAGAAGTATAGATGATGAGGTCAATCAAACATATGATAATCCGCCAATTCCAAAAACAAATTTTATCTTCAATGAACATTTAATAGATTGGAATAAACCTTTATTCTTAGTAGAAGGTGTATTTGATGCAATAATGCTAAGAAGAAATGCAGTTCCTATATTAGGATCATCTTTAAAGAGAGATCATAAACTATTCAGAAAAATATTAAATAATAATTCAAAAATAGTATTATGTTTAGATCCAGATGCTTATAATAAGCAGATAACTATAGCAAATATCTTAGTTAAAAATGGTATAGATGTTAAAATGATAGATTTAAGGAAATTTGACAATGATATAGGGTCTATCAAAGATGTAGAAATAGTAAATGAATTGATTAATAACAATTCTGTAGATTTTGATTTTTTAGAAAGAGTTGCTTCAAATTTTTAGAGGTATTAATAGTTTTATTTAAAAGATTTAGAAAAGGAGTTTAATTAATGCTGATCGGCCACATTTCAGATGTGCATATTCGTTTACTCAAAAGACATAGAGAATATAAAGAAGTA